ATGCAAAAAATGCTCTTGTTATCGGTGCGGGCGACTCTTATCAAATAACATACAGAAATTACCATAATACAGTTGAAAATTTTAATATCACATATAAACTGAATAGAACATATATATATGGTACTTACAGAGTTCCCGAGGTCATCTGTAATTTTGTAAAAGATTACGTACCGATTCACAATGTCAATAATAAAATAGGGAAAATGGTTTTTAAAAAACTGGAAGATTTTAAACCCAACGCTGATAAAAATCATTTGTTTCTTACATTCACTGACAAAGCTTGTATTTTTTTCAAAAATTGTTTCCCTCATGCACGCAACAATATTACAACAGTTAATGCTTCTCAAGGTGGTACTTTCGATTATGTCCATTTATATTATTCTGATCATATCAAAATAACAGACTCACTCATCAGTTATGTTTATACGGCTGTTAGTCGTTGCAGAACTGAATTGATTATATATAGTGATGATGGCAATGAAATAACTCTACCTATAATTAACACCCCTCTTCAAAGAGGAATAGAAGCAAATGTCACCATGTTGTACGATACAGCAGTTGTAAAAGAGGTTAACATCGAACCCAAACCTGTTCATAATAATCTTGCTTCTTTAATCGGCGCTAAAGCCACCCAAGACGGTGTCGAAGAGATCATGAACAGATTGTTACCAACTGCAAATGAAGCTTACTCGCCTTGTGCGGGTTACTTCTCAAAAGTCATTCCAGAAAATTTAGCGCAACACAAAAATAAATTCACCATAGATTACGTCAGTAAGGGTGTTACTTTGACTGGCCGAAGAATGAGCAAAAGAAGTTATCAATTGCTCTACACTCCGAAAAATACCAGTCAAACCATACATTGTCTTTTATCTAGATATGCGAAACACGATAAACATTTAAATCCCACTTTCATTGATCGCTATCTTAAAGGTTTTGAGAAATTTCTAAAACCCAATTATAAAAGCATATTAAAAAATGTCATTAACCCCAACGATGTATACAACAATCTGATCGATTATCTTAAAGAACTTCAAAAGAAATTTTCAAACGTCAAAGAACCTGTAATAGATCTCATGTCTGACATCATGACTAAAGATGATTACAAACGTTTGAAAACAATCGGTCTTAACAAACCTGGCGTTTTTAAAAGACTGGAGAAAGCATCATTGGAAAATGATGAATTTATGAGCATCATGGTCCGAATTATTGATGCCATTAATACCTCTGGTTCTGTGAGCAAACTTAAAGATTTGGAAAAAGAATGGAATGACTATTACCATCATATAGTCCAATTTCATCTCAAAAAACAACCCAAATATCTTGCAGAACCTGGTTTCGACTTGAACATCAAAGCCGGCCAAGGTATTTCGGCGTGGTCTAAAATGTTGAATGTTATTTTTTCATCATATATAAGATCATTTGACCATGCTTTATACAAGATTATTTCGGAAAATGTTCAAATTGCCTACGGACAAAGTGATCGAAATTTGTCATTGTTTTTTAATAAATTTAAACCACAATTAGAAACAAACGTTTATAAAAAATTATCAGCCGATTTTTCTGAGTTTGACTCCAGTCAAGAAATGCAAGGTGTACTAGCGGGCAATTTGGTTCTTAAAATGTGCGGTGTCCCAGAGAATATCTTAAAGATGTATTTGGAACAAAGAAAGAACTGGATATTACAAAGTGTCGATAAATCACCCAATGGCGGCATTATGAGAGCAGTTTTAGAAGGTGCATGGAAACAACATTCAGGCCAACCAGCTACTCTCGTTGGTAACACCATCTTTAACATGATGGCCATGGGTGCTTGTTTCAAATTTGAGGATTTTCAATTTGCTAGTTTCAA